GGCATGAACACTAAGCTAATAACAGTCGCAGTCACCGCAATCCTTCTAAGTGGTTGCGCCACAGTAACTCGCTCGCCTAGTCAGGAAGTCGCATTCATTAGCGAGCCTGCGAAGGCAACAGTGAATGTAAAGAAATCCGCAGCCTATGATGGTAAAACTAAGACGCACACCTACGCAAACTACAAGAGTTGCGAAACTCCGTGTGTCATGAAGATGAAGCGTAATGGACGCTATCAGGCTGAATTTACATTACCGGGATATATCACACAGATCGTGGATATCGTCGCCAAGAATAAGGCAGAAGGTGTAGTTGCCGTATTAGGCAACGTCATCGTTGGTGGTGTGGTGGGTGTCGTAGTAGATGGCGTAACGGGATCGGGATTGACTCTAGTACCTGATCCAGTTAACGTGAAACTTGAACCAGAGAATAAGGTCGCAACTGAAACCGCTAAATAACTCTTGACTACACAGGAGCGACATGCTATGCTCAACTTCTCAAGAGAATCAACCCACTACTTCATCATATCGAACATCTGGATCGCCGCGTCGGTTCTAGCGGAGCATCGTCACGATATCCTCTTCACAGGCGCATTCGGTCTGATCTGGTTTGTATATGGTCTGTGGGTTTCTCGCAAGGAACGTGAAGACGAAAAGTGAACGTGTTTTTTCTACACCGTGATCCTCAGATTGCGGCACAGTACCACTGCGACAAGCATGTGGTCAAGATGATACTAGAGTCAGCGCAGTTGCTTTCAACCGCGCACCGTGTTCTAGATGGCAATGAGAAGGGAGAGCTACCTGATGATCGTCAAACGGTTCTTTACCGCGCTACCCACAAGAATCATCCCGCTGCTAAATGGGTACGATCTGAGTTGGATCATTATCGTTGGGTTCACGATCTACTGTATTTTCTCATAGCCGAATATCGCTTTCGCTACAAGGATCGACAACACGCTACTGAGAGGCTACAGCCTTTCCTGTTAGACGCGCCGCATAACATTCCAATAGACGGCGGGTTTATCATGGCGGATCCGCCACAATGTATGCCTGACGATTGTAAGGGTCCAGACACGGTAAATGCGTATAGGCAATACTACGCAAAGCATAAATACACCATTGCCAAGTGGACTCGCCGCAAGGCTCCGGAGTGGTGGAATGAAGCGACTCAAAGACTTTCTGGCTGAAAATGGTCTTCATGTCTTCGACATAGATGACACGCTGTTCCATACTACCGCACAAGTCCACGTTAAGAAGGGCGACAAGACGGTAGCGAAACTCTCTAGCACCGAATATAACAGCCACACGCTGCCTGCGGGACACCATTACGACTTTCACGAATTCCATTCGGCGCACAAGTTCGACACTGAATCCAAGCCTGTCAGCCGCATGATGGACAAGCTGAAAGCCATTCACACCAATGTCAAGGCAAAGGGTGGCGGCAGCAAGGTCATCATGAATACGGCGCGGCAGGATTTCGATGACAAGCACAAGTTCCTAGATACCTTTAGAAAGCATGGTGTGGACATTGACGATATCCATGTCCACCGCGCAGGCAATATCGCAGTCAAGCAAAAGATTCCAGTAGCACAAGCCAAGAACGAAATCATTCGCAAGCACCTACGCACAGGCAACTACAGACACGTCAGCCTATACGACGATTCCAAGGAAAACCTGAATCACTTTCTAGACCTCAAGAAAGAACATCCAGACGTAAAATTCAAGGCGTATCACGTTCAATCAGATGGCAGTGTAAGAACGCATAAACACGATGAACCAGTGGAGAAATGAAGTGCCAATCTATACCTTTCGCAATCGCAAAACAGGCAAGCTAAAAGAATACAACATGCGCATGGCTGAATACGATCAGTTCAAAGAAGATCATCCAGAACTAGAACGCATCATAGACTCTACCTGTGTGGTAAAGAACTCACTAGGCAACAAATCAGTAACAGAACTAGCCGCCAAGAGGGATCCCGGTTGGGCAGAAGTCCTTTCCAAGATCGGTCAGCAAAATCCACACACAGATCTTAACGCCAACTTTACTAAGAACAAGACCATCAAGAAGCTCAAAGCAGAATCCATTGTGGAGAAGCATGTCAAAATACAGCAGAAGCAGCGTGAAAGATACGCTCGCAAACGCTAACCTAATCGACATTCAAGGTGATTCAGTTGGGGCAGGGACTCGCAAGGGTTCCTGCCCTTTTTATTTACGTAAACCAAAAGGGAACTCCATGTCCAATAAGAAACAGAAGCGTCCTGAACACTTTTCCCTTCGCAATGTAAAGCCGTTGAACTACGCACAGCAAACGACTTTTGAAGCATGGCACGCTGACCAACACCTGTTACTCCATGGTGTAGCAGGCACCGGCAAGACCTTTCTAGCACTCTACCTAGCCCTCAAGGAGATATTACGCAACGATTCACAATACGACCAGATCATCATTGTCCGCTCCACCGTTCCTTCCCGCGACATGGGATTCCTTCCCGGCAAGGTGGACGAGAAAGCCAAGGTCTACGAAGAGCCATACCGCGAGATTTGTGATGACCTGTTTGGACGCGGCGATGGCTACGATATCCTCAAGATGAAGAAACTGGTTCACTTCACCACAACCTCATTCCTGAGAGGACTCACGTTCAAGAATGCCATCGTGATCGTGGACGAGTGTGAGAACATGAGTCTACAGGAGTTGGACACCGTGATAACTCGCGTGGGCGACAACTGCCGAGTTGTGTTCTGCGGCGACTATCGGCAGTCGGACCTACAGAAGCGTTCGGATCGTGAGGGACTTCACACGTTCCTGCGCATTCTGGACGATACCAAATACTTCGAACGGATCGAATTCGGTCCAGACGATATCGTGCGGTCTGGTCTGGTCAAGCAGTACATCCTGTCCAAATTAGAGTTAGGCATCACTTGACAAGTAACTACTGACTCCGCAAGTAATGTATCATATATGATGCGTTAAGCCGGTTAAGGTATCATTTAAGGTACATTAACCGGCTTACGGTGCTTTCTATAGCCCATGTCCGGACTATTAGCGAATTAGTCCTTCGGGCTACTATAGTGATCTTTATCCAAATTAGGCTTGACAGGACGCTAAAAGTCCAGTATAATAACTGTGTGGCTTTGTGATGGTAACTTTAAGAAATTAGGATCATTGTGACTTTTAGACATGTGAAACATGACTTTCCGACTCTCATTCGGGAAGACGTAAACGGTGAAAGGATCTACTCCACTCCTGATGGAAAAAAATATCCATCCGTCACTACTGTCATTGCTGACCATAACAAGGAAGCAATCGACAAGTGGAAAGCTAGAGTTGGTCAGAAAGAAGCCAAGAGAATTTCCGAGAATGCCTCGACCAGAGGCGATATTGTTCACCTTGCGCTAGAAGCCTTGTTGAACAATCACTCCACGGCTGAGATTGTGAAGGAAATGATGCCTCACGCGAAAGCCGTATACCTCAACATGAAGACAGAGGTTGAAAGGCGCGTATCAGCAGTCCATGGATTAGAGCAGCCGCTATTCTCTCACAAATTGCGCATGGGCGGAACTACCGATTGTATAGCTGAGTATGACAATCTGTTGTCCATTGTGGACTTCAAGACCTCGCTTAGACTCAAAAAGAAAGAATGGGTTCATGGATATTTCATGCAGTTGACCGCTTATGCGTTCATGTTTCAGGAAATGACAGGACTTAAGATCGAACAGGGCGTAATCCTCATTGGCGTGGATAATGAGACATTCGCACAGACGTTCAGGCTCCCTAGGGCTGAGTTTGACCCCTACTTCAAGGATTTAGTTTCGTGGAGAGATAAATACGAGAAGAGGGAAGCCGCATGACACTCCTGACACAACTCTTCATTGCCTTAGTTGGCACGGTTCTCCTGCTATGGTTGTTAGACAACGACGAGGAATAGTAACATGACAGAAGCAGTAGGCGCATTCATCGGATTGGCATTGGTTGCCGGATTCGTAGCATTCATTGTGTGGCGTAGAAAGGTTTCCAAGACTGCCAAGGCTAAGGAAGAGTATGGCGTCGGTGGCGGCGGTGGTCGCGGCGATGGTGGTACCACACACACTAATCAGGTCTGATGATCGAAGATGACTCAAAGCGTAGGTTGCGAGCCTACGCTGACTATAGAATGAACCTTCGCAATGAAATTCAGCAGCGTGACTATCCTAGGAAGCTTGCTACCGTTGGACGAATCGCACTGGTCTGTATTGCGAAGGATGAAGATCGCTACATCGAAGAGTGGATCGAATACCACTTGAAGCTAGGTGTGGACAGTATCTACATCTATGAAAACGACTGGCGTTCTAATTTGGGATGGCATGAGCAGATTGACACGATTCCCTTCGATGGAAAGCATCGACAAGTGTATGCGTACAATCACTGGTTGTTCAGTAGTGAAGCCGAATACTTCGATTGGGCAATCTTCATTGATGTGGACGAGTTCATAGTCTTGAAGCAGCATTCCTCTATTCAGGAGTTCTTGTACGACTATGGCAACATCCCTGACGGCGTGGATGCCATTGCGATGAACTGGATGATGTTTGGAGATAGCGGAGTGTCTGAGAGTGAAGGTTCCGTACTGGAACGATTCACGCGGCGCGGTGCGGTTCCCGAAAGGCACATCAAAAGCATCGTGCGGCTGAATGGCGACCGAATGATGTTGACAACGCACAACACGTTCGGTTTCTGGATCGACACGAACGGTAAGATAGGCGAAGGGCAGAACAATTTCGACGGCAGCAATGATGTGATTCAGATCAATCATTACTACTGTAAGACGAAAGATGAATTTAAGCGAAAGATGAATCGTGGCAGAGCCGACTGCGGCTTACTTTGGAATGAATGGGACTTTGATCAGTACAATCAGAACGAAGTTGAAGACCTTACGGCACTCAACTTCATCAAGAGGTAGACATGCTAGAGTTCTTTCAAAAACTCTTCGACAATCCGAAGCCTGCCCTATACGCAATCATCGTATTCGTAGGACTAATTCTACTTCTCTTCTCGGTCAAGAGCCGTGGCGAAGAGTTGTATTTCGATGCCGGATCTGCTATAGTAAGAGGCAAAGCTCCGGTCATTGGTCTTAACATTGCGTGGAAAGAACAGGGTCCGGTCAATACAGATTACGAGCTAGGATTCAAGCTAATCGGTCAGTCAGAGCATTACAAGGAAAACAGCAATCAATTTGTTGTCCATGCGATGCTCGTAGATGGATGGAAGAACTTTGAAATGGGAATGGGATTTGCGTACTTCAACGTGCCATCTGAATATACCTGTCAATTCGCGTACACCCTGTTAGCCCGATATCGTTTCACACAGCGCATTCATCTACAGGCACAACACTTCTCTTCCGCAGGATCGTGTGATCCAAACGCAGGACGAGACTTACTTACTCTAGGATGGAGATTCTAACATGGAACTATTACTAGGATTTGTCGCAGGCGCATTGGTGGGATGGCAATTCCCACAGCCTGTATGGGTCAAGACCCTGATCGCAGCAATTAAAGCCAAGCTGACCAAATAACATGTGGAACTATCGCGCACATTGCTATCGGGTGATTGACGGCGACACGTATGACGTAGCCGTGGATCTTGGATTCAATATCATTCACAAGATCCGTTTACGGCTCAAGGGTGTAGACACGCCAGAAATCTTCGGTGCCAACGCATCGGAGGAAGGCAAGAAAGCGGCTGAGTTTGTCCGTGGGCTGATCGAAAACAAAGACGTTCAGATCACAACCTACAAGCTACAGCCAACATCATTCAATCGCTATGAAGCGGATGTGATGGTGCTGATTGACGGTATGCCAGTTGATGTGGCTACCTTTATCGTACAGAACGGATACGGAAACAAAGTTTGATATAGTGGTATGATGTGAAGTGAAGGCGTTTCGGAAATGGGTTCGACTCCCATCTGCTCCACCAAATTCGAATGCCGGATTCGTTACGGCATCCATGGGGCAGTCACGGTTTCGACGGAGCGAGATAGCAGAACGGACCACTAGAGAGGCGACTGACTTAATCAGCGCAAAAACTGTAAAAGCAAACGAAGACTTTTACTCGCAGGAACTCGCGCTAGCCGCTTGATCCAGACGGAGCATGACCTACTTGGCAACAGAACGGGTCTGTGGGGAGAGGGCAACCTCTCCCCATTTTCATACAGTCGCAACACATGGAGGATAATAACATGCGCCGACTATTCACACTTGTAATGATGATCTTTGTGACACTCCCGGTACTCGCTGACGAATCTACGCCAGAAGAACCAACTCCCATCCTCACGTCCATCAACGATGTTGGTACATCAATGATCGAAGCTCGGAACAATGTTCTGGACTCAATCGTGGACTTCATTCCATTCGTGCGTATCCCTAATGACGTTCCTGAAAAGGAAATCAAGTGTCTTGCGGATAACATCTACTTCGAAGCGAAGAGTGAACCACTGGAAGGTAAGATGGCAGTCGCAGAGGTTACGCTCAATCGCGTCGAACACCCACAATATCCTAAGACGGTGTGTGGCGTGGTGTGGCAGCAGAACAAGGATCGTCGCACAGGGCGTAAGGTTGCTCAGTTCTCATGGACATTAGACGGACGACCAGACGTTCCTAAGTCTAAGGAAACTTATCAGGAAATCTATGCTCTCGCAGAAGAGATCTTGCTTTATGGAATGGATTCTGCTATAGTAGGACCACAGGCACTATTCTACCATGCGACCTACGTGAAGCCACGGTGGTCGCGTCAAATGGAAAAGATAGTGCGAATCGGAAACCACATTTTCTATCAGCCAAGAATCTAATGCCAACACGCGACGAAAAGAACGAGTTCTCTCAGCTAATTCTAATGAGAATGGAAGAGCATCAAACCGATTGCTTGGATGCTATCGTATCCTATTGCGAGGAAGTCGGACTTGAAATGGAAGTCGCGGCAACGTTAGTGAACGACGATCTAAAGGCATTCCTTGAAGATGCGTTCGTGAAGCTGAATTACCTAGAGAAGTCGAGCAAGCTACCATTATGAGTGACAACAAGACTGAGCTACTACAGGAAGTCCTGTCTTTATTCAATAGCGTCGGTGTTACTCCCGGTCAGGGACTAGACGGAAAACTCATGAGTAAAATCATGGACGAGTTGGCGGGTGTTGCTCCTGTACGTGCGAACGTTCAACTGCCGCGTGGACGCTGCCCTGTTTGTGGCGCACCTAATCTATTAGAATGCGACTGTGATCCGGTGGAGCAGTTAGCAAAGTCACAGCAATGAACTGGATCATGACAGATGACGCGCTGCCACAAGACGGGCAGAAGGTCATTTACTATTTCAAGCACGTCGGCATTCATATGGGTAAGTATGATGCCAAGTCAAACACGTTCTATAGCAGCGCAGGCTTTCTACAGGATGACGTGACACATTGGATGCCTGCGCTGCTATAGAA